GTGCAATGAGTGGACTCGGTGAAAATATTGCTGCATTCGCGAAAGTGATCCAAGATAAATTGGCCGTTGCTTGGCAGATTATTACCGATATTTTTGGTGGTTTTTCAAAACACTTAGAGCCGATCAAACAAGCATGGGGTGAACTCACTAAAGCATGGGATGATTTAATGGCATCGATCTTTGGTGCTGAGAGTGCCGGCCAAGCTGAAAACATGAAAGCCTTTTGGTCAACCGTTGGTCAATTATTGGGTGTTACTATTAAGGTGGCAGTCCACGCGGTTACGCTTGCATTTAAAGGGTTAGGCATCGCAATTGATGGTGTCAAGGCTATTTGGAACGGTTTAGCAACGCTTGCAAACAAGGTGATGGCCGGGGTTAAAGATGCACTATTAAAGCCGATCATACAATTGATGCAAGGCATTAAAAAAGTCGCAGAAAAACTGCCAGACTTTATTGGTGATCCTGCCGAGGAAGCTATTGATCGTATGCTTAATGCTTTTAAGAAAGGTGAAGATGAAGCAGTTGGTCATTCCATCATCCCTGATATGGTGGATAAAATCGCGCTCACCATGAATAAATTACCCACAGTGATGGGTGATCCGGCACGCGATGCGGCCGATGCGGTGAATGATTCATTTAAAGACATGGCATCCAGCGTGAGTGGCTCTATCAAAGGCATGATCCAAGGCACAACCAGTTTAAAAGATGCGTTCCGTTCAATTGGTGGAAAGCTTATTGACAAATTCATTTGGAATCCATTGGATACAGCTATTGGCGATGCGATTGGTGGTTTAAGTTTTGGCTCTGGTGGCGGTCATTCAATGATTGATGGAATTGGTGTGTCAAGTTTTGCCGGCGGTGGTTTTACCGGTCGTGGCGCAAGATCTGGTGGGTTGGATGGCAAGGGTGGATTCCCAGCAATCTTACATCCAAATGAAACAGTAACAGACCATAGTAGTGGTGGCGGTCAGGTAATCAATGTCACATACGCACCACAGGTTAATGCTTTAGACCCTCGCACTGCACAAATGGTTATCGCAGAAAACGCCACTACTATTGTAGGTGTAGTAAGACAAGCCTTTAATCGTAACGGACAGGCGGTGGCGATATGAGTTTTCCAACAACACCCGTGGCAAGTACCATAAATATAACTGGCATTAGTCCGACACTCACAAGTCTTACTCATTCATTGAAAAGACAAGCTCGAAGTCGTGGTGGTCAAAGATGGTTAATTGAAGCAACTTACCCACCAATGACACGTAGCGATTTTTCACCTCTATGGGCATTTGCTAATGCCCAAAAAGGGCAATACAGCACGTTTGATTATAAACCGCCTATATACAAAGATTCAAGCGGTACAGCAACAGGTACATTGTTAGTTAATAACGTAGCTGGTTATACGGCTGGTGATACATCAATTACTTGTGATGGTTTAACTGGCACTTTAAAGGCTGGTGACTTCATTAAGTTTAGCGATCATGACAAGGTTTATACCTTAACTTCTGACGGCTCTACGACATTAACTATTGAGCCACCTTTACTTGGTTCGGTATCTGATAATTCAACAGTTACATATAATGATGTGCCTTTCACTATGGCATTTGCAGAAGATAAACAAGTGCTGTCTATGGGTGTTGACCAAATGATTGGATTCTCAATTAAATTAGTTGAGATTGTATAAATGGATAGAGGATCAGCTTCGGCATTTCAAACAGAGATTGTTAAAAGTCAGAATAGACCTGTTCACCTAATATCGGTTCATTTTGATGAAGGTGTTTTTTATATGACAGATGCGTATAAAGATTTATCGTGGGCTGGTCAAACTTATATAGCAGTTGGTTCTTTGTTAGGGTTTTCAGACATCGAAGAATCCACAGAAGTTATTGTTAATAGCATGACATTATCATTGTCAGGTGTAGACCAAGTGTGGGTTGGTAACTTTCTATCTAAAAATTATATTGATAGAACGGTTAAAATTTATATGGGTTTTTTAGATGATAATCAAGCACTTGTATCAGAGCCAACATTGTTATTTGAAGGGCGCATGGACTCACCAACAATCACTGAGAATCCCGACAGTGGCGAATCAACAGTAAGTGTGAGTGCCACGAATGCGTGGGTTGATTTTAATCGCCAAACTGGTCGACACACTAACCATGAAGAACAACAAATACATTTCGCTGGGGATAAAGGCTTCGAGTACGCATCAGAAATTGTGAAGGACATTATTTGGGGTCATAAGCGTGATTATGAGGTGTGATAAAGAGATAGCACTTCAACAGTATGTGCAAGAGCAATTAGGTAAGCCATTTGAGTTCGGCATTAATGATTGCCCGTTATTTGTTGCTGGTGCTATTGACACAATGCGTGGTACTTCATTGCGCGATAAATATACAGGCTTGTGGCACGATCAAAAATCAGCATGGAAATACGCAAAAAAAAATGGCGATATTTCTGAACAATTAAAATCATTGGGTTATACGGCGGTAGAACTTAGCCATATTCAGACTGGCGATATTATTGTGATGGAACAAAGACTTGCTCACTTAAAAAAATGGCGTTCAGTTGCTATATATACGGGAAAAACTGTAGCAATTGTCACTGAAGATAGAGGTGTTGAACTTGTATCAATTTTTGACGTGCCTAACATGACAGAGGTGTTGAGATGGCAGTAGCAATAGTCTCTATTGGCGCGAGTACGGCAGTGCAAGGTTATATTGTAGGATTAGGATACCATGCCATAGTTGGTGCGATTGCTGGGGCTTTAGTTGGTGGTGCGATTGCTGGTGCAATGGCAGACCCACTATCAGAGCCTGAGTTAAATTCAACAGCTGGAATGTCTAGTGCTTTAGCAAATAAACGCTCAAACAATGCGCCCCTACCTTTAGTATATGGCTCAAGAAGAATGGGTGGCACGATTGTTCACCTAGATGTTACTACAGACCCCGAAACCCAAAAACTAAGAATTATATTAAGACCTGATGTCGAATACTTTGCCGAAGAATATGAGGCTGGACGTGGACACTGGACACCCCAACCACCAAATAATGTTACTTGGCATCCGTTTGAAGAGGTCACCGACCATTATAACTTACCGGCAAATGGCGCTACCAAACAGCAAGCGATTGATGCGTGGCGTGCGAGATATGGCTCACCTTATATTTATGAAGATACAGGCGAAATAGCAGATTTTGGCGCTTTGCCCGGCAATGAATATCTCCATATAATATTAGCCATTTGTGAGGGTGAGATAGGCGGTTTTGATGATGTTTATTTGAACGATGTAAATATTAATGATGATAAATTTGATGGGTATGCCGAAGTTCACACGCATAATGGCTCTGATGGGCAAAGTGCGGATTCTACTGCTGTTAGTCAAATAGACGGTTGGAATGCTCAACATACGTTATCGGGTGTGGCGTATGTTTACGTTAAATTAAAATACAATGCCGATTCATTTCCAAACGGACTGCCTGCAATTACTTGTGATATTGATGGTCAAGAAGTCTACGATCCGAGATCAGGCTCAACATCATTTAGTCGTAACCCAGCGGTATGCATTCGTGATTATTTAACTAATACTAGATACGGTAGAGGAATTGACACAGCATTAATCGACGATACTACATTTAATGCCGCAGCTAATTATTGCGATGAAAATGTAACGATTGGTGGGGCATCGAAAAACAGATATGAATTAGAGGGTATTGTTGATACATCTCAAGGTTCGATGGATATCCTAAAGAAGTTATTAACGGCTTGTAGAGGTTTTCTTATCTTTAGTGGCGGTAAGTATAAGTTAGTAATTGATAAGCCCGAAACGGCTAATTTCACGTTTAGCGAAGATAACATTGTTGGCTCATGGTCTATTGCTATGGGCAACAAGAATAACCAATTTAACCGCATAAGAGCTAACTTCTTTAATCCGGCTAGAGATTGGCAAGCCGACATTGCGATAGTTGATTCTTCGGCATTAAGAACACAAGACAATGGCTTATTGCTAGAGAGAACTATCGATTTACCATTTACGGCTGATATAGATCGCGCAAAAATGATTAGCACGATTAATCTGAATCAGTCAAGACAACAAGTGGCTGTTGAATTTAACGCTACTATTGATGGATTAAGATGTGAAGTTGGCGATGTTGTTTACATAAAACACAAAACACCAGCTTGGCATACTTTAAATTCAGACGCGGGCAAGATGTTTAGAGTCATGCGGCTCTCTATTCAGAATGACAGCGAGGTGCGTATAACCGCTTTAGAATATGATGTTACTTCTTATGATTTCGGTACTATTGCTATTAGCGATGCCACACCTAATACTAATTTACCTGATGCTTTGTCTACATTACCACCGGCTGGTATCAGTGTACGTGAAGATTTATATTACACGATCGGGGGTGCTGGTCTTAAAGTAAGAGCTTATGTAAATTGGATTGCTTCAACTGACATATTTGTCGTGAAATATGAAGTCGAATATCACGACATTAATGACTGGGTTTATCTGTCAATAACAAGAACTTCGAACCTACAGACACAAATATATGATATTAAGCCCGGTATTTATAATTTCAGAGTTAAATCAATTAACAGTTATGGCATTTCGTCAGACTGGGCTTATCTAAAAAATCATACGATTGAAGGATTAAAAGCACCACCAGTTGATGTTGACGGGTTGTCATTAATAACAATTAATAATGCCGCGCATTTATCTTGGGATTTGGCAACCGACCTTGATGTGCTAACTGGCGGAAAGGTAAGGTTTAAGCATTCAAATTTAACATCGGGCGCAAATTGGTCATCGTCCACTGATATTGGCTCTGCTGTGGCAGGTCATTCAACAAATACCGTTTTGCCTTTATTAACTGGCACATATATGGCTAAGTTTGTGGATTCAACGGGAAACGAATCAACTGGTACATCCTCATTTGTTTCTACAACCGTGCCTAACATTGTAAAGATGAATGCTGTTACTACGCTCACTGAAAACCCTGCATTTAGTGGTGTAAAGACAAATATGTCAGCACCAAGTGGTATTCTCAAGCTGGAAGCGGATACGTTAATTGATACAATGACTGATTTAATTGATGATTGGGTATTGATAGACGCTATCGGTGGTCTTGACACATCAGGCACTTATAAATTTAGCAATTATATAGATTTAGGTGCTACATACACTTCAAGGGTTACGGTAGGAATTGCATTTACAGCACTTGTGGTTAGTGATGTTACAGATGATAGAACGGCATTAATAGACGATTGGTCTGACTTCGATAATGTTCCAGCAAATGTAACAACAAATTTATTTATTTCAACAACTACAGATAATCCATCTAGCTCGCCAACGTGGAGTGCTTGGGCTAAGTTTACGGTTGCTGATTATTCGGCACGCGCATTTAAATTTAAACTTGAAGCATTCTCAACGGATGCTGACCATCAGATAAACATCACAGCATTAAGTGCCACTATTGATATGCCCGACCAAGTTCAAGGTGATTCGGGTATTCAGTCTGGTGTAGGCACAAAGAGTGTTGTATATCCATCAGCGTTCTTTGCAACACCAGCGATAGGTATTACTGGTAGCGACATGGGGTACAACCATAGGATTGTTTTATCCAATGAAACCGCTACAGGTTTTGACGTAACTTTTTATCACGGAAGCGGTACGAGTTATCCACAAGATATTAAATTTAATTGGTTAGCGCGTGGATATTAATATACATATATATAAGATACAATATATATTGTATCATATAAATATGATACAATTTGTCTTAAATTCAAGAGGTTAAAAATGGCAACACACGATTTCATAATTAACAATCAAAACGGTGCAAACTTTCGATCCGATTTGAATAGCGCATTGGCCGCCATTGTAAGCAACAATAGTTCTTCATCATCACCAGCTACAACATATCCTTATATGTGGTGGGCAGACACAGCGAATGATGTTATGAAACAAAGAAATTCAGCAGACACAGGTTGGATTGAAGTATTTACGCTGTCAACAGGAGCTAACTCAACAAGTGAGCCGTGTTTTAGAGCCTATAAAAATGCAGAGCAAGGCATTACCGAGAATGTATGGGAAAAGGTGGTATTTGAAGTAGAGGCTTTTGATTTAACCAGTGA